TTGTTGTGGTTGTTGGTTCACTTGTAGTCGTTGTTGTGGTTGTTGGTTCAACAGTTGTAGTAGTAGTAATTGGTACCGTTGTTGTGGTGGTTGTAGTTCCAGATATAATAACAATTGTTATTGTGTTGGATGTTAATTCTAAACAAGGTGATTGACCATCTGTACCAGAAGTTCCATCTATACCATCTAATCCATCAACACCAGATGTACCACTTGTACCTCCAGTGTTACCTCCAGTAAAACCAGAAAGAATAAATTCTTTTAAATCTGCAATATCTATTCTCTTGGCATTTTCAGTATAATCTTGTTTATCAATTGGAAAAGTAACACCACTTAAATTAGTTTCCTTTACTAAATTCCTAATCCTTATAATATTCGGCATCCAAAAATGTTATTTTTTGTATATATAAATTTTTAAAAACGCAAAGCAATTTCTTTGTTTATATATAAAAATTTAATTTATTTTTTCGATAAATATTTTTTAATATATACTGAATATGATAACAAAATTCAAACTATTTGAGCAGCAAGAAAAGCAAGATCGGACCTTGGTATTAGACATCTCTAATATCTGGAAAGAATCAATATATCAGAACAATACTGAATTATTTTCTTTTAATCAACAATATATTAATTTCTTAAATGAACAAAAAGATTTAATAATAAAACAGACCTCAGAAGATGCATGGACTAAATTAGAAATATTAATTAATAGAATGTCTGAAAATAAAAATAAATTAGAAGAAAGTGTATCTGTATGGGATGATATTTATGATTGGGCAGATTCGAATTCAGTTCAAATAATAGCAGAAACTAAAAAGGATTTCTAATATGATTACTAAATTTAAAATATTTGAAAATATTAACCAGCCAAAAATTGGAAAATCTCTTGGAACTGGAGGTTACGGTGAGGTTTTTGAATATATTGGTGAGTCTAATTTAGTTATAAAAATAACCACAGACAAATTTGAATATCAATCAGCTATAAAATTAATAGATAAAAATACTAAATATCTTGTTAAATATTATAAAGCTGAACCAACAGATATAAAAACTAAAATTCCAGAAAGTAAATCTTCGCAAAATTATTTACTAGTTATGGATAAAATCAATACAGTTTTACCAGATGTTTATAATAAAATTTTAGATGATTTTAATATCTATTGTTATGATTATGATGAAAATTTCTATCATCAAACAATATTTAATGATGAAGAAATCGAATTTATAATTGAAGACTTTTCAGATGAATATTCAGAAAAAGATTTAAAATTCGTGATAGAGCAATTAAAAAATATAGTAAAAGAATGTCAAAAATATAACATATATACTAATGATTATCATTCAAAGAATATTGGACAAAAAAATGATAATCTAATATTTTTTGATATAGGCGCAGGAAAAAAAATATTTGAAGAATGGTATTCTGCACCTAGAGATTCAAGAGATATGATAGGCGGTGTAAAATCAGAAAATATTAAAATAGTTGAAGAACTAATAAAATCAGGACATGATGTAAATTGTAAAGACTATATGCAATGGACACCTTTACTTTGGGCAACATATTCTAAAAATATACCAATGATAAAATTATTAATAGATTCTGGTGCAGATATGCATTATAAAGCATTACATTATATTCATCAAACCAAAAAATTAGTAGATTTTTATGATCTTGCTGTTGATAAACAACATTATGAGGGTGGGTATAAAAAAGTCGTAGAATGGATAGAAGAAAATTATCCAGAATTTGTAGCATCAAAAAAATATAATTTATAAATGAAAATTAAAAAATTCGAGAAAAATTATTATTCATCAGATGATTGTTGGGTCTGTATGATAATTGGTGAAAACATTATAATTAATTCTGCATCATTTGATAATGAATCTGATATGGAATATTGGTTATTAAATTTAATAAATGATGAGATTAATATATCTTATAATATCTACAACATAAACACTTTCGAAAAAGCTCATGAAAATAGTGAAGGTGAATATGTTTTTATTGATTTAGCAGATGCTATAAATTGGTATCAGGACGTTATGAATTGTGATATTTATTATGAACATTCTCAATTCATAAAAAATGAAACTTTATTATATGGTGTTAAAGAATTGAGAGACATAAAAAAATATAATTTATAAAAATGATAACAGATTTTAAACTATTTGAACAGTTAGGAGGATACAATCTTGGAGATACTGTATTAATTCTTTACAAAATTCCAAAGACAGATAAAAGAGAAATAGTGCCGGTTAAAATAATAACTGAAGATGGCATTCACTATCAATTCTCTTTCAATGTAAAGAATAATCCTTTTCCACATCAAAGACCTATGCCATACGATAAAAGTATGATTATAAATAAAACAGACGATGTTAAAGAACCTTATAAACCATCTTGGACACAAGAGCAACCAGTGAGTACTGATTATTCACCTGCGGCTAATCCTAATCAAATTTCTAACGATTTTGTATTACCTAATTCATAAAAATAGATATTGTAAAACTGATGATAAAGGAGAGTGAAAATATTATGATAACAAAATTTAGTCAATTATATGAAAAAAATATTGATTTAGAAGATATATCGATTGACGTTGAAAATATTAAAGAAGATTTTATTAATAAAATAAAGCATGAATTATCAATTATAACCTATAAAAAATCAAAAAATCCTAAATCAATAAGAATTAAAGAAGTAACTGGATATTTTAATAAAAAAGATTTCAAAAATCCGAAAATTCTTTACAAGACATATATTGTTATAGGTATGTCTAATAATGATAAAATAAAAGCTAAATTATCTGTTTATCAAGACCAAAACGAGAATAATATCAATATTAAAATTAACAATGATATAGTTTATGATCTTGATAATAAAAAATTTAATAATGATTTTCTAATTGAGAAATTAATATATAAATACAAAGAATTCTTATTAAGAGAATATAAAAAATTAAGATAAATAATGAAAAAATTTACTACATTAGAAGAAGACCTCTTAACAGAAGCCATAGAATCACAAAAATCTTTCAATGATGGTTTTGAAAAAGCTAATTTGAAATTAGAACAGATTAAAAATGCTTTAGAAGATTTCAAAGCAAAATTTGAACAAGATCCAAGAAATTGGGGCTATGCTGGTTCAATGGAATTTATAAATAAACAATTAGATGAAATATTAGAGCATTTAAATTTAAATGACGAAAATAGAGAATTTACAACAAAATATCCTGGTGCTGGAGAATACTAATATGTCTGATATAACAACTAAATTTGATGATTTTAAAAATAGTAAAATAAAGAAATTTGATAAAGACCAAGAATTTCAATCTTTATCAGATGATATTATTGCTATATCTAAATTAGACAACGGTGATTATGAAAAAATTACAGGTCCAATTGAAATTGTTCAAATTACTGGTGTAATAACAGATAAAGATGAAATAAAAAAATTAGACGAAATTGCTGGTGGTCCAGTTTTTACAACTGATTTAGGTATAAAGCAAGTTAAAAGAGGTGATACTATATGGATCACAGCATTTATTCAAAAACCATCAACAACATCTTGGACAGCACAAAACTCACAAGCAGTTCTTAAGTGTAGAATAGTAGATATTTATTATGGTCTATCTAAATTAAATACAATAAAATAATATTAATAGTATGCCAGCCGTAAGTCAAGCACAAAGAAGATTAATATTTGGTAAAAGAAACCAATATGGGTCAAAAGAAAAAACTCCAAATAAGTGGAAATGGATTTGGAGTGAAGACTACGAAAATAAAGGTGAATTACCAGAAAAGATTGAAAAAGAATCTAGAATTTACAATTTTGAAAAATTTATCAACGAAAAACGCAATTAAACGAAAACTCTAGTCCACCTATTCATTTCTTTACTATATAAACATGTGGTAACTCCCAATTTATGAGAATTATCTAGAATTGTAATTTTTTTATTTAACATAAAATCCTTTATCAGCCACTCAATACATATACTATCATAATTAATATTTTTAACATCTAAAGAATTAATAAATTCTAAGAATATTTTCTTTTTGAATCCGAAATAAAAAGTATGAACTCCTCTATTACCTGGATAAATATCACCGTCATACTTAGCAATAAAATCTCTATCTATGCTCAATATTTCATCATTTTCTATTAAATAACGACCAGAAATTTTAACTATTGTATCATCATCTTTAATTATGGAATTTCTTAAAAAATCATATATATGAAACATTTCGTTTAAACCTTTATTTGTAAATGAGTTATTGAAATGAGAATAATAAACCTTCAATCCACTATTTTCCAAATCAGCAACTTTATCTTTAGAATAGGTCTCAATGATTGTTATTGAATCGAATTTGTCTTTTAATCTAGATGCATATTCAAAACTTTGTCTATAATCCATCATTCGTTGTTGATAAGTATACCCCAGTTGAGATAAACATAATTCTTCTGGAATTATAGCTGATGTAATGATCAGATGTCTCATATTATTTGTATCTTTTCATTTGAAAAATTAATAATTCCCGTACCTGACCAATGCCCAATATCAGTAACATCATATTTTTCTTTATTTATAGAATTCCAAAAATCTATCATACCTTGATTAAGATTTATATCATCACAAATGAGAAAACCGCTAAACTTTGTGTTGCAAATTTTATCGTAAAATATTTTCTCAATCTTACCATCATGAGGATCTATATCTAATAAAATAATTTTTGCTTTTTCTAAAATATGATCAGATTCTAAATTAATATCTTTAATGAACTTAGACACATTTTTATATTTTAATGTAATATAGTCTAAATTTTTTGGAACTATATCGTAAGTGTATATCAAATTATTTAAATTCTGAGCAAGCGCAAGGCAAGAATGACCTTGACAAGTACCAGCATCTATGATTATTTCATTATTATATAAATTTGATATATAAGTCAAAATTCTATAATGTTCACCATCGTTTTTTAAATATAAAAAATCTTTTATGATACTATCAAAATAATCTAGCTTTACATCTTTAATGTGATTTTTTACTAACTTCATAATTTTTCAAAATATCTTTTTGCTTCTTCAACGGTTGCTTGTGGTTTGCCTCTTGTTTGTGCATAGTATAATGGATCAAATCCGCTACCAATATCTAATATTGTTATATTATTGTTAAAATCTAATAATGCATTAGCAATGACTGAAGATTGTAAACCGACACTAAGCATAATGATACTATCATCAACAATATTTTTTTGAATATTTTCCAGAATACTATCATATGATGTGAAAGCATTGATTAAAGGTATTTGTATGAAGCAATTAATATTTAACAGATCCTTTACACCAGATATTCTCTCAGGTCCTACATATATTTTATTTCTGTTGGAATTTTTAATTATTCTATAGAAATTAAACAAATTAGGTAATTCTAGATTTCCCCATCCTAACATCAACAACTCAAAGGGTCTGACATAATTTAAATTTAATTCATTATCTTTTATAAAACGATTATAAAATTGTAAATTTCCGTCATCTCTTGAATTTATAGGTGGATTAGAATAAAACCAATCACAAATAAAGGTTCCTTTATTTGATAATTGGATTAGGGATTTTCTCAGTTCACCACCTAATTTATCAGAATAAGGATGAAAATCAATATTTCCGCCTGCTTTGTTTTGCATACAATCTATTTCACCATCACCAATTTTAACAATGCTAAAATTTTGATTAGTTAATACTAATTGTCCAAAATAATTCAAATTTTCAGTAATATAATATTGTCTTGTATTCATATTTTATCTTGTTTTTGGATATTTTAACATAATATAATCTGTACACATTAAATTGCCGCGTTCCCAGTAATCATAATAATATGTTTCTTCGTCTTTGATCTTGGCTGGTTTCCAGATTTTCTTAATACAGTTAAAATATAAATTCATTATACCTTGTTCATTGGTTCTTGAGTTTATATATTTATTTGATAATTCTAAAATTTCCTTTTTTGTATTATCATCAACAATATTGGTATCATATAATAAAATACCAGATTGAAAATAATCTATTTCTAGATCATAATTAGAAATTAATTCTTGATACAATTCTGGAAATTGTCTTTCGTCAAATTGAATTTTCAACTTCCATTCATAAGTTGGATATGCATCAGAATGTGCAATAATTTTATCGGTACAATCCAAATTTATTATTTTATCAATTGGTTTAAAAATATGCATACCAGCATCTATATAAAGACACTTTTTCCATCTTTTAAAATAAGTATCAAAGATATGAACTTTATGCCATTGAAAAGATTTACTAAACTCTCTTCCATCAAGAGATACTGGTTTATATTTAAGGATTTCGATAATTTGTCTTCTATCTATATCATGAAAATACTTTACAATAACATTATTTAAATTAATATTCTCATCCTTCAAATCATTACCTATCAGTAAAACTATATCATCTTTGAAATTACCAATTGTTCTTAATTGACTAATCGTATTTTTTGCTTTCTCTAAATAAAGTTTATTACACATTAAAATTATGCAGTTATCACTCATATTTCACTAATTTGATTTAACCAATAGAACATATCTAATTTATCTAAATTCCATTTAGTATTTATAATTCTATCATATTCTCTATTAAGAAAATCTTCTGTAATTTCCTCCCAATTATTCACAAAACAAATAGGTAGGTCTTCGTAAAAAGAATTATTTATACTTCTCTTCTCAATGGGTATCGTATTTAAATATAATGTTTCCCATTTTCTATGAGTGTCTATACCATTACCTTCTGGACAAATAACAAATTTATGATTATAAATTTGATCGATATAATTATCATAGTTTTGCCCATTGGATCCAAATTCAATCGTAACAAATGATTTACCATTTAATAATTGATAAGGTTCCACTCTTTCTTTTAAATTGGTATTTATGTTATGATTTATATAAACTAATTTTCTAATTTGCTTAGTAAACTTAACTTTATTAGTTAATTTTAATTGTTTATGAAGATTCGGAAACCATTTACTATTTTCTAAACCAATAGGTAAAGAAAATAATCTATTGTCTTTACAATTAACATTCTGAGAATACCATCTTAAAATATTATTTGGTAAGTTTTGGGCACTTCTAATATTAATATCACTATTATGAGTGACTATAATAAATTTGTTATCCAAACCTCTTATTATATCAAAAAATTGATTTTTATACATGGTATGAAGATATACTATATTGACATCTTTCAACTTTTTGATATCAAATGTGGAAATTTGTTTATTATAATCTTCATTACGGTCCTCAATAATATTAGATGAGAAAATAAAATCAGCAACCGAATAAAACTTTTCACCTACTATGAAATCACTATATTTTTTTTCACCGATATAATACATCATTTAATTTATTTTTGCCAACTAGTATACCATAAATGAACACAATACGATTTAGGTTCGCAATATTGCCGAACGAAATTTTGACTCATCGGATTATCATATCTTACCATATGTCTATAAACTGCAGGAAATGGATAAAAAAAAGCAGTTGGAAAAACAACAATCTTATCATTTGGATTGTTTTGAATGTATTCAAATAATCTTTCTGAAAAATACTTAGGACCAGTTAATGCCATTATTTGATCATAATCCTTATCAGGTGAAACCTTTACATCATCAATTAATCTCCTTATTAATTTATGCCCAGGTTTACATGCAATAAGACCATTAAAAACCTCAGGTATATCAACATGTCCAGTTCCGGTAAAAAAATCTAAATATAATAAATCATTAAAACTTTTCAAACACTCAAAATCTGTATCTATATACAAACCACCATATCTATACAAAATTTCATATCTAAAAATGTCTGATTTAGAACCTAAATTATTTACTTTCAAAAATTTATCAATATTTTCCAATTTAAAATTTTCAACATCTGCGTCCGTCCAAAGTTTATATTCCCAATCAGGATTTTTATTTAACCAGGTATCTCTTAATCTCTTGTATTGATCTGGAAATTGACCACCGAGCCAAACCTGATGTAAAATCTTAGGAATATTAACTGAAATTTGATTCTCTTTATAATATTTATTAAAGTTATTCTCTAAATTTTTCCAAATAAAACTTTCATTAATATTATTAATCATTAATTTTCTAAAGTTATTCATAATATTTTTCTAAATAATTTTTATATATGTAATCTTCTGCGATTAAATATTCTTTTGCTTTTTCAAAGTTTTCAATGATCGCATCTTTCATACTTTCGTATTTTTTCAAAGATAAATTTTCTACTATTTCTGATAATTCTGTAACATTATCAAAAATTATCATACCATCAATATTAAAAAATTTATCAATAGAAGGACAACCCCAATAAATAGGAACAGTTCCTGTCATAAAACAATCAATTAATTTTTCAGTAAAATAGTAGTCTTTTTTAGTATTTTCTATAGTTAGAGAAAATGCATGATCTTTTAAGGCTTCCAACTTATAAGGTATTGGCTTATATCCTCTACCAAAAACATCAATTCTAAATTTTTGAATACATTGATGTCTTAATAAATGACCTCTTGTAATTCTTTTTTGTGATGCAATTGTTGATAAAAGCTTAGTCTTTTCATATATTTGTTGATCTTCCGGTTTTATCCAACATCCACCAGTTGGAGAAAAAAGAAAATTTTCGCCTCTATCTAATAATTCTTTGCTGTGAGTTAAAACATAAGTAAAAAGAGAATTATTTGTTTCTATCCATTTATAAGAATTACTCGTAATATCAGGAGATTCTAATAACCAACCAAAAGTCTTTTCATTTTTAATTCTAATTTGATCTAAACTATGATCCGTATAAAAAACAATTTTATCATCAGTTCTAACTGGAGTTCTATCCCATTCTATATATTTAGACATTTGATAATCTGTACTATATGCAGCATGAGCAAACATATAATCTACTATTTTGATCTTTTGTTTCATTACATATTTTTTCTAATTTTTGTCTTCTTATATCTCTTAATATTTTTAATTTTAAAATAGGTGCTTCCAATAAATCAAAAATACTATTTAATTCTTTCAATTCATTCTCTTCAGAAGTTTTAGAAATACATTCTAAAATATATTCTGCAAAATTTTCGGTATCATCATTCATAATCGACAAAATTAATTGGCATTTCTTGATGACAAGAAACATTTCTAAACCCTTTGAAATTCTCTAAATCAATAATTCTACCATTCAAAAAATTCTCATTCAAATAATCAGCAGGAATATTTCCGTGATAATTATTATTATAAGTCTGTACCCTATTAACAGGATTATTCATAATAATAGACTCATCAAAACAAATCATTTTGGGCTTATTAAATGGATAAAACGCTAAAAAAGATTCATAAGAATTAGGATTTGTAAAGCTAATAGATCTTGTTAATGTTGATATTTCACTTGTTCTAAAAAAATGTCCATCCAAGCTCATAGGATAACCAAAATCACCAATTTGACCTTTCCATTTAAATACATTATTGGTTTCAAAATCTGGTTTGTTCATTTTCAAATTAGAAGCATAACAATATATTAAATTTGGATGTAATCTCAAAGATAATGTTAAAATTTCATCATTCAATGTAAATAATTTAAATTGAATAGAATTCAATGAAAATTGATTTTTAAAGATAATATCATCTACGAAAAATACCGAATATGGATTACTAGGATTTAATAGTAATAATACATGCTTTTTGAAATCCTGCGACTCTTTTATATAGTTAATATTACTATCGTTATGAATCTTAAAAAGTCTTTCATAACCTTCTCTATATCTATCACTAGAATAAGTGTACAAAATATTAATTTTATGATCATAAAATTCTTTAAAATAGAATTTCATAGAACGAAGAAACAATTCTAATTGACAAGCACGATTGCGACTGAATACGATAATATTTAACATTTAAAAATTATATTTTTATAAAAATATATATAGTAAACATTGTAAAATGTTTATAAAAAAATATTTATATATAATAGAAATAAAAAGGACGTAAATATGATTACTAAATTTGAAATATTCTTAAACGAATGGTATACCGGACCATATGCCGCATCTGGATTTAAAAGCTCAGAACCAACTGAAAAATTTAATCTCGAACTAGATATAAAATTCGAATCCAAAAACAAAGAAAAAATAGAAGAAATATTGAAAAAATACAATATTCCTTATGAGAATCTTAATATAGAAAAAGAAGGATTTAAAACTCAAAAAGTAAAATTACAATTTAAATCATATAACAGATATGAAGCAAATTCAATATTAAACACCTTTATTAAAGAACTTATAGATAATCAAATTATGTTTGATCCTCAATCTATAAAAGGAGATTCAGAAGAAGAAAAAATCGAGAAAAACCCTATTGGATTCAAATTCGGAGAAAAATAGTTTTAAAAATTGAAATCCGAAAATCTAATTATTGATTCACATCAATAATATAATATATAAATTCATTTTATTTATTCCATAAAAATTTTTCAGTTCCAGCATCAAATATTCGATATAATCCATTAGAATAACATATATCATGCTCACCCCAATATCTACCATCATATCCACACTCAAGTAAAACATTCTTTCTATATCCAAACCTGTTTTTACGAACACCACCAACAATATAAAAATAAGATGGATCACTTTTATGTATAAATTCTAATCCCATTTTCTTATAAATACTATTACGATTACTCCACATCATATCAGCATATGTAATAATAGATTTTGGAGAATAATTTTTAACAAAATAATCAAACAACCTCGTCGCTGCACCTATTATAGAATGTCCAACCTTACTACAAAATCTTAATAATTCATAATCATCTTTAGAATTCTTCTGTCCTAAATTCTTTCTTAATTTACCAAATGTCATAACGCTTACTATCTCATCATTATAAATCAATCCTAATTTAATAAAAGAACCTATTGCTCCTTGTAAATGAGATTTTCTAATAAATTCATTCACAACCTTATTATCTCTATCTTTAAACACCACAACCTTACATTTTCTGGCCCAAATTATAGTAGAATTCCCAAATAAATTAGATAACCTAGATTTAATAATATCCGACTTATCCCTCCATAAATCTTCAAATATCTGCACCAAATGAATATCATTATTTTCATATTCAGTATATGATCTAAACTGATTCTTTTTATCAACATTCAATTCACAATGATTATATAAATCAATAAATTTTATCGCCAATTTTAAATTAGGTAAATAAAAATCAGATTTAACACCATTCAGATTATAATTCTCAATATAACCAGTTTTAGAATTTTTAATTATGAAATCTTTAAAATCAGAAAATAAATTATTTGTATCAAACTTACTAAAATCAGTTGGAGTTAAATAATTATCTATCCACTCTTCCGATTTAATCGGAGGCAACCTATACAAACTTAAATCTTTTAACATAATTTTTATATGAAAAATAAAACAAAAGTTTATTTATTACATTCAAATTCTGAAAATTTAACTATGGACTCATTAATTCCTAAAAAATTTAACGTCTTATTCTTAATATCAAATTCATTATCTTTATATATCAACCTTAAAAACCGTATATTATTATTTTTACAGTAATCATTTTTTAATCTATCTCTAATCTGTATATCTCTAAAAACTTTATCATTAGTCATACCAGGAATTACTCTAAAATGTTGTTCACCATCATATTCAATACACATATTTAACTCAGGTAAATAAAAATCATAATAAAGTAAATTTTTATACTTTAAATCTGTGAATGAATGTTGAGGAATATATTTTATATTATAATCTTGTAATATCCTAGATATTAATCTTTCACCTTTTGATTCTTTACAAATTGGGCAACCTGCTTTGGAACTAATATGATCATTAGGTTTTTGAAAAAAAGAACCGTGCTTCGGACAAACAATCTCGACTTTAGTATAAGAATTAACATAATTCACTTTACTATAATCATATTTATTATTATGTATTACGTTCACCTTATCTATAAATTCTTTTAATCCTAATTCCGTAAACTTTTTAGTTTTTTCTACACCACATTTAGGACAACTTGAGCCTTTAATATGATGTTGTGGTAATTGATCAAATTCACCATGAATTGGACAAATAATTTTTACTTTCGTTAAATAATTTTTATACTTTGTTAAAGAATAATCATAAAAATTATTATGAACTATTTTTGCTTGATTTATAAATTCTTCAGTTGTTTTAGAACGTTTTCGTTTTGAACATTCAAAACAATCATTTCCATGAAGATGATTTCTTGGTGTTTGCTCAAAAATACCATGTGTTGGACAAATAATTTTAACTTTAGTATCTAAATTTTTATAATCAACTAATGAATAATCAAATTTATAATTATGTATTTTATTAAATCTTTGTATTAAATCTTCTTTTGATAATTTTTTCATATGTTAGAAATCTGAAATTTTAACTATAGACTCATTAATTTCTAAAAAACTTAATATCTTACTCTTGATATCAAAATCTTTATCTTTATATGACAATCTTAAAAATAATATTTTATTATTTTTACAGTAATCATTTTTTAATCTATCTCTAATCTGTATATCTCTAAAAACTTTATCATTAGTCATACCAGGAATTACTCTAAAATGTTGTTCACCATCATATTCAATACAACAATTCAGTTTAGGTAAATAAAAATCAAAAAATAATTGTCTTCTATATCTGAGATCAAAAAATGAATGTTGAGGAATAAAATCAATATTATGCAATTGTAATATATTATAAATAAATTTTTCATTTTTTGATTTTTTGCAAATTGGGCAACCTTGCTTAGCATTAACATGATCTCTTGGTCGTTGCATAAAATCACCATGTATCGGACATGTTATTATAACTTTTTTTCTACCATTTATATAAACGACTTTATCATAATTATATTTATCTTCATGTACTCTTTTTGCGTTATTTATAAATTGCTCTCTTGAATATGTCACATCATCAATAGCACACCGTTTACAACCTCTTCCTTTATTTATATGCCAATGTAATGGAATTCTAAATATTCCATGTTTTGGACATATAATATCCTGATATTCATTCATAGAATTATAATTCGTTATCAATGAATATTCATATTTATTATTATGAACTTTATTAGCTCTATTAATCAATTCATGCAAATCATTTCTTTTAGACATATACATTATATATAAAAAAAGAGAGGAATAAATCCTCTCTTTTTTTATAATCTATATTTATTACTGTTAGATAAGAAC